CGTTTGTGAGTCCCGTGGCGTAGCATACCTCGTCCAAACAGAAGCCGTGGCCGTCGGTGTACACCTTGACAATGGCCGTGGGGTCGTTGGTGTATCCGAAGTCCAAACCAATCGACAGGAGCTTCCACCCGTCCGGGACTTGAACTACCTGCTTCCAATGGGTGAGGATAGTAGCCCGCGACACTCCACGCTCCCCCAAGCCGTACACCCTCCAGTAGTCGGGGTCTGCTTCTTGGAGGCGCTCAATCTCTGCGACGGTGCTCTCTGGAAGGAAGGGGTTGTCCTTGTACGTGGTCTGGAAGAAGGCGTGGTCGTCTCGTGTGAGTACGTGGTCGTATATCCAGTGAAACTCGTCGGAGGGGTTGTAGTCGATGATGGCCCTGCCCGTAGTTCGGAGCATGAGCTGCCGCCAATCTTCGAGGGTGAGCTCGTTGGCCTCGTTTACAAAGAGGATGTCGCGCTTGCGTCCCCTGACCTTTTGGGGCTGGTCGACGGAGATGAACTCCACGAGATTACCAAAAAGGATGTACGTGGCTTCGGACTTGTTGTGCAGCTCTACGTTGTAGATGTCCTCCCGTTCGAGTATCTCGAAAAAGTCCCGCATCACCGAGGCACGGATGGCGGGGAAGGTCTTGCGGGCGATGGTGATAACCGCCCCGGAGTTTTCGTTGCGGTGGCACAGCTCGATGAGAGCCGTGAGAATAGAGTATGTCTTGCCGCTCCGCGTCCCGCCTTGGTGTACTTGGACTTTGGCGGGGCAGTTCTTGACGTGGTAATATGTGGCGGGTTGCCTCACCTGCCGTCAAAGATTGCAAGCATGCTCCCCTTCATTGCTGGGCCTTGTCTCCATTCGCCTTCGTTGTTATATCCCCCAAATTTCAAACGCCCCCGAACAAACTCTATAGCCGTGGCGTTCGGTTGGATCCAATCGTGAAAAAGGGCTGTATCTGTGGAGGCAGGAATGAGGAACACGCAGAGCTTACCCTTTCGGCTTTCTTCAATTCCCTTCATCACAAAGTTCTTGAGGTGTGGGCGTGAGTATGGAGGGTTCACGAAGTTGCGTTGTCCCCACTCTATTTCCAATCCGTCCCAGCTCATGTCATGCTGAAACGGGCACGGGTCAAAGTCAAAGTCGAACCGCTCGTTGAGCTTGTTGTAAAAGTCAGACGGGGTTTTCCAGTCGTCCGGCTGGCTGGGCTTGTTTGCTTTCATAAGGTGGTAGTATGTGGCGGGCTGCCTCACTGCATACACGAAAGCAACACCTCACGACACAATTCACTCGGTACCTTACTCCGGTTGTAATTGCCCTTTCTGCCTTGTGTGCCCGTCTTGCTTCCACGCGGCGCAGCTTCGTGGCACGGTGAGCCGTTCTTGCACATGGTACGAGGAATCCACATGGGACTGTTTGTCCAAATGTCCGTCGGCTTCATTCGGTCGTCCCCGTACTGGCAATAGGTGACGGTGTGCCTTTGTAGCTCTTGCATCATGGCTTGTTTGCGTAGCATCCCGCGCGGGTTCTCAATGAACCAAAATGTCGGCTGTATCTGGTCGATGAGTTCAAGGGTACGCTCCACCAGACGTATACCCAGTTTGGCCGTCTCGGTTCTTGGGGTACGATTCGGGTTCCAATGGTGTCCCATTGCCGCAACAGAAAACCCGGTACAGGGAGGCGACGCCCACAACACGTCCACCTTGTCGAACGGGATGTCGGACCGTTGTAGTTCGAGCACGTCGCACACACAATCAATCCCCTCGAAGGCGTTCATGTCAGTTGTCCATGTCGCGCAGCCTTCAGCCTGTGCAACCTTGGCAAAGCTCCGACTTCCCGAAAAAAGGTCGACTACATTCATGACACCGAAGAGTCGTCAGACACAAACCACGAGAGCGGCTTCTTCTCGGCCACCTCAATCTCTTGTCTCTCCACGTATCCGCGCTTCTTCCCCTTCGTCTTCAGGAAGAAGATAGTTGCGGCAGGGTTTCCCTCTTGGATGAGTTTGTGTAGATGGCTTTCGGCAAAGTCGAGTGTACGGTCTTCAATCATCTTCACCGCGTCCCGATAGTCGGGGTCTTTCTTCATCCACTCGTAGTGGGTCGATCTTGAGATGCCCACCGAGTTTGCGGCGGTTGAAACAATTCCGAGAGCGCGTTCGAGTGCCTCGAGCATCGTCGCTTTTTTAGTGTCCGATTTGTTCAGTTTTACCGCTTCCATCTTTTGGTATTTGAGCGCGTGGGTAGGATTCGCACCTCCCTCTTCCGGCTGGATGCCGGATGCAACGACTCACTTTGCTTCACGCGCTTTTTGGGTATGGCTTTCGCCGTTTCTCGCACAATATAGTCATTTCCTTCGTCAATGGATAGACGTACTTTCTTTTGCCTGGTCGCTTGCGTTGGGGCAACTTTTTCCATCCGCCATTCGGAAGAGCCGCTTTTGGTCCTCTATCGTGTCCCCACTTCCCTTTGTAGAAGATGTCTACTCCGCTCGATTCGCTCTCTTCGATGAATATCCAATTCGTAGCTTGATAAATTGTGCCGATGTGATTTTGACCGACATCTGCGAAAGAGATGAGAAGTTGCACCATCGGACATTTTTTCTTGACGAGCCTCATCGCGATGGCTACCGCTTTCGACGTGCAACTCTGCTTCCCATTTAGAGCGACACGAACAAGCTCGAGGTACTGCCCGTGCTTAAGTCCATACTGCTTGCCTGTGTTGGCTCCCGCTCCTCCTCCAAAACATATCACGCCACACCATTCGCCATTTTCGAAAACCGCAAATGAGAGGTAGGCGGCAGGGACAACCTTTGCATAATGGAAATTTTCACAAGCGTATTTGACTGCCTTCGACGAAGCGGGTTCAAGTCTCATACCTCTTCCGCTGATACCGAAAAGAACGCGCCAGGATACTTGCGGTCAATGAGTTCCTGAATCTCATTCTCCGCGTCCTGCAGTTGTTCGACATTGTCGAAGGTGATTCTCATCGTCGCGGGTTTGTCTTTGTCCTCTCCGATGAGGTCATCGAGGTCGGGTTCTTCTTCCGGCATCCAAACGTCCAATCCCCATTCGTTGAGAAGATCCGCGTCCCATTCGTTGGCGAGCATATCCCAGTCCCACTCACCGAAGGCGAGGTTGTCTTTGATGATGAACTCCTTGTGTTTGGCTTCCTCCCACGAGGCGACGTACACGGGGACTTCGGTAAGCCCGGCAAGCTGGGCGGCCTTGAGTCTCATGTTTCCACCCAACACCACGAAGTCGGGGTCTACTACGATGGGACGTGCTTCGAGCATTTCGGGGAACTCCCGGAGGCTCTTTACGAGCTTGTCGAGTTGGTCTTTGCGAATTGCCCGAGGGTTATTCGGATTCGTCTTCAGTTTGTTGATCGCGGTAAGCGTCGGCTGTGTTGAGGACATTGCGGAGGGTTTCTCTTATGTGGTAATCTGACACGGCGAGGTTCAGGAGTATCTCCCAAGATTCAAGGCTCTGGTAGTAGACCCCGAAGGAGGCCATGTCGTCGCTTCCTTTCTTCATGGTGAAGACGAGGAAGTCGTCGCTTTCGTTCAGTAGCCTCTTGACTTTGCGTAGGGTCATGCGTTCATGAATTCGTAGTATTTGGCCCGGAAGGGTTTGTCGTAGTCGAGGAGGTGCTCGGCTTGCTTTACGGAGTAGAGGGCGGTGGAGTGATCGCGTCCGCCCAAAAACTTACCGACGGCGTTAAGCATCCAGCCTTGGTCGCGAAGATACTTCGCTATAATTTGACGGCACTCTACCATGTCGCGGGCGCGGTTGCGTGCTACAACTTCCTCCCAGTCGTAGCCCCAGCGGTACGCTGCCCGGTGGCACTTCCTGATGGCTGCTTCGCGTCCGTAGGTGCGGGGCATATCAATCGCCCCCACCATGAGCCAATAGTTGTGGGTTACTTTTCCTTCCATTGTCTTGCGCATACTGCCACACGTTGGCGGTCGTTGGGGTATTCTTTCTCCATCTGAGCGTCGCCCATACAGCGGCTCATGAATTCCGCGAGGCTCTCCTCGGGTG